GGGCGCAAGGAGCCACAGGATATACTGGTGCTACAGGGACACAAGGAAGTACGGGTTCAGTAGGAGCCACAGGATATACTGGTTCAGCAGGTTCATCCGCCGTTTATACAGAATCAGTAAATTATTTTGGAACTGCGGTATCTTATGTACAATCAGGTGATACCTCGGGTGGATGGCTTCCCTTTCCAGGAGTATCGAGTTTAACTAATTTAGTTTCAGGGAGTTCTTATACTTTTTCTTTTGAGTGGGGGATAAATCAAACAGGAGGTTTTCATAATGTAGGTACAGTACAATATAGATTAGCCTATTTAGTAGGTGGTGTAAATTCGGCGAATATCAATTTAGTACTATGGAATTATACCGCTGGACTAACGGCATATGCTTCTAACAGTGTTACACTTAAACTACCTGCTTCCGTTGGTGTTTTAGCGATGCAATTACAATATCAAATAGTAGGAACACAGGCAGGAACATCTAGCACATTATCTTGTTCAGGATTCTCTTGTGTCCGATTTTAAATAACAATATAGTAGATGTCCCCGCCGTATTATGCTTGTTGGGGCTTAAAGAACTCTAAGACATTTTATCCTTTACAGTGTAGATTAGGAGAACCTAATGTTTGGTTAAACGCAGTTACTTATGGTGCCTATTCTGTTTGGCAACAAAAGGAATATACAGAATGTTTAAAAAATGAATTATCTAATAGAAATGCCATACACTATCAGACGATACAAGGAGGGGTGGAGGGTATACAAAAAAGATGGAACCCCAATGAGCCATTATCCATTACCTCTAGAACGAGCCAAGAAGCAAAAAATAGCCATATTGATATCGGAACACAAAATGAAAGGAGCAGGAATCAACGGTTCCAATGAATCATATTCCCTTTCCGACAGTGACATAGAGAAAATGCTTGGAGGTATTACTATTTTCAAGTATCCGGAATTGAATAATATGAAAAGTATTAATGATATTTGGGACTCTCAAGGCCGTGCTATCATGTTATTTTTAACAGAAAACCAGAATACAGGGCATTGGATTGCCTTAATACGAAGAAATAAGAATACAGTAGAATACTTTGATCCGTATGGAGGATATAAACCAGATGGAGAAAGAGAATGGTTATCAAAAGAGAAACAAGAGGAATTGGGCGAAGATGAACCACTCCTTGCTCGAATGTTACGAGAGGCAGGGTATTCTGTTATTTCTAATCCGTATAAGTTTCAAAAAGAGGAGACTGGAGTAAATACATGTGGAAGGCATTGTGTCTGCCGTTTAGGATTAAAACATTTAACTATTAAACAATATAAAGAGGCAATAGATGACTCCGGATTATCTCCCGACGATTTTGTAAGCGCAGTAACTTCGCAATTACTAGGACAATAAATTATATAGGCTTATGAATAGAAATGGCAACTCGCTTCTATTCATCAGTCGAATATGGCTCATCAAGAGGTTCTACGGATCCAGATGTCATTTATTACAATGGTGCCTTAATTAATAATAGTGTAGGAAATACACCTACTTTACCTACTAGTCAACCTGACCCACAGGTAGAATTTCTAGAATCTAGGGCGATTCCTATTCTTCAAGATGCTAGCGATTACATGTTATCTGTAGTCCGATTCTCTCTTAATGGGGCGGGTAAATCAATCCCTTTGTGGATTCCTACTATTGATAATCAACAAACTCCTGGTTTTACTGGAGATTTAGGTAATCCGAATAAGACTATCTATACGATTGGTATAAGCGCAACATATACAACTACTAGCCCTACTGTTGTTACTAATTACGGGGAAGTAGATACATTAATATGGACTGCCGAAAATTCTGATATTCCTGCTCCTCAAGTACAAAACTTAACAACTGTACCGGTTGCTAATACTACTCAAGGGCAAATTCTAACATCATCTTATTATTATGGTTATTCTTATGAAAACTTCTGTAATATGGTGAATACTTCTCTTCAAAACTGTATGGCAAATATTTTAACCGATTTAGGAGCCATTTTTGCATCTGGTGGCACACCATCTACCCCTTTTCTCAGATACAATCCAGTAACTAAGTTATTTAGTTTCTACATGGATACACGATATTTTGGGGCGCTCAATAGTTCTGGTACTGCCGGTGGATTATCAACAGCAGGTGCCACATTACAATTAAATATATGGATGAATGACAATCTAGAACTATTGTTATCAAATTATTGGATAGAGTATGCCCCCTTTTTAGGTGGTGTTACTCTTCCTTCTGGTGCCACATTTACATCGGTAGTACCTAATCTAGTAGTCTGTGGTGCTTGGTTATCAACAAATCTAAATGCTCCTTATCCTCCGATCGAAATAGAAACTAATCCATTGACTGGATTACCATATTCACCGGTTACGGGGCATGTCTATTTTGTAGTTACTCAGAATTATCAATCTACGGCAGGGGGTTGGAGTCCAGTAGATAGTATAGTAATAACATCTTTCAAATTACCTATTATCCAAGAACAGATTGCGCAACCTCAGGCAGTTGGAACATCTGATTTTGGTGTAAGTAACGCTACAAGTCCAGGGGCATTTTTTCCTATTATCGCAGATTACGCATTAGATTTAAATGGAGCCGAAAATTACAGACAATTCGTAGAATTCGTCCCTACGGCAGAGTACCGAATGGTGGCGTTATCCATGTCTAAATCACCCATTCAACAGATTGATTTTCAGATGTGGTGGAGAAATCGATTGGATAATAATTACTATCCATTACTTCTGGTAAATGGGACAAGTGTATCCGTTAAAATGATGTTCCGACGAAAGCAATTGGGAGTATAAAACCTTCCATATATTTTTCTCAACTACAAGTATAAGCATGTCTTCTGATATTCTGAAGTACGCCGTATTCGATGATAGGATTGTCCAGCAAAAACCTGCCTTTCAGGTTACGAAGGGCGCTTTGTCTGTAACTAACTCACCCTTTAACGCTATTGCAGCGAATTCCTCTCAGCACACTTATAATATTCTAGTCCCGTCTGAGAACATTTTTATAGATAGGGCGCTTGACTGGACATCTACCTGCGCTCTTACCTTTCAAGTATCTCTAACGGCTCCCGCTGGTGCAGCGATTGCAGCGGGAACTCCTATCTTTGTTCCTGGCCGTGACTTTGCTCTGGCTGCATTTCCCCTACAACAACTCACTACCACTATGACTGCTACCATTAACGATACTACAGTGACAATCAATAGTGCCGATGTTCTCAACCAGGTTCTCCGTATGACTGACTACAAGAAGAACCGTCTCATCCGCACATGCCCCACGATGTTGGACAGGTATCAGAACTACAATGAGTCTTATCTAAGTGGTAACACTCCCCTCAACGGATATGAACAGGCTCTTAATGTGGATGAGGTTCCCAATGGTGCCTTCCCTGGATTCGCTTTCACTAATGCGAGTAATACTCCCCTTTCTCTAGTACAGGGCGGACCCGTTGTATATGGTTCTTCCCCTGCTGATTGGACATGGGTGGCTGGTAACAATATTCCCGTGGTGAATACTCCCGTCGCTGCAGGAACAACGGTAACTTACCAACTCTATGCCCAGTTCACAAGCACTGAGAAGTTGGTTCTCTCCCCCTTCGTCTTTGCGGACTGCTATGAGTGGGACACCGGCCTCTTTGGATGCCAGAACATTCAACTTATTATGAATCTCCAAGCGCCTTCTCGTGTTCTTCGTAGCACCTCGGGCGCTGGTGCTACTCTTGTGCCTGGTAGTGTTGTATACAATAGCCAGATTCCTACGCCTTTCCCGGCTGCACGAGTGAATCTCCAGTTCCTAACTCCTTCGCTTGATATCTCTCTTCCCCCTAAGAGCGTTGTGCCATACATGGAGTTCCCTCGTTTCATCTCATCTAATTTTCAGTCACTCGCTGCAGGTGCTTCTGTGACTCTTGCGTCTCAGACTATCACTCTTCCCCAGATTCCCGACTTGCTCATGATTTATTGCCGTCCCCAGGCGTATACAGTATCTGGTACTCAGAATGCTGATCCTACACAGGCGGATTGGCTTCTTCCTATCAGCAATATCTCTGTAAATTTTGATAATTTTGCTGGATTGCTCTCTGCCCACACACAACAGCAACTTTATAAGATGTCTGTTCACAACGGCCTAGAAATGGACTGGGCGCAGTGGAGTGGCTTTGGTGTTGTCAACAAGAACGGTACGGCGAATCCTCAGCAACCTCTTGTCGGTGGTATGCTAGTTCTAAAGCCTGGCCGTGACATTGTCCTACAGGCAGGACAAGCGAGTTCCCTCGTAGGTAACTTTGTGCTACAGTTTAACCTTACGGTTACTAACCAATCTGCGAACGCGGTTACACCTGTAATTTATGTAATTACGGCTAACTCAGGATTCTTTGAGACAATTAAAGGCTCTTCTCGTGTAATCAAGGGCGTACTTACGGAGCAGGATATCATTTCTGCTCCTCTTGCGCCTATGGGAACTCACGGCTCTCTTGCCCGTGCTGTTGGAGCGGGTATGAGTGGAATGGCGAACAGTCTTGGAGCTGCAATGAAAAATGTAATGAGCATGGGTTCTGCGAAGGGAAAGCAGGAGATGCCAGGTAACAGGGAGGATATGAGCAGTAATGGTGGTAGGGGCAAGAAGAGTGTACTACCTGGTATGTCCAATAAATCGGCGATGGACAGTTATTTTTAATCTCTTATTTTTTTTATACCTATAAAGTATAATGTCTGCCTCAAGTCTCTTTGGTGTAAACAATTCTCTTTCATCGCCCTTTTTGCTTTCAGGCTCTGTTGCCCTTGCTTCATCTGGTAGTGTTACCGTCGGTGTCCCCGGCCTAACTGCCTCTGCTGTTATATTGCTTTCGTTTACTGGTGCAGCGCAGAATCTTACTCTAACTAATAATGCGCCTGGCGCTCAAACTTTTACCGTAGCAAATGGTACAGCCACGAATGGAACTCTAACATGGTTGGTTCTTAAGCATTAAGACAATCTCTTAGTAGTATCTATCTTATTGACATCTTTATACATATCAGATAACAATATACTTACAAGAATATATTGTTTTTTGAATTGTTCTAAAGTATTAACGCCAGGACTATATTTATGTATCGTGTAGGAATTGACTAGTCTTTCTACCAAGTATGCCAAATCTCTGTAATGATATAATGCCATCTATTCTTATAGATGATATTATTTCTTAAAGTCGCAATGAGCCGTATAAAACAAAAAATATAAACTTACGGTTCTACATCACAACCAATATAGATATATATTTTATTCCTTGACATATTCTTTCTGTTGTGACACTGTATGCGCCATCTCCTTGGCATCCTCCTTCATCTCCTTGAGAGTATCCCCATATTTGTCTGATAGGTAAATATGCCGGAGCATAGAAGAACCTACTTGTTTACCAAATACCTTATTTAAGATACGGGTGATGGCATTTACAGATGACAAGGCTGATCCATCGCTATTTACTAGAAAGCGGAATTCTGCCTGTTTACGATGCGGATGTATTTTTAGATAGGAATGAATAATATCAGTCAATTCCTTATTATCCTCTATCTTCTGCTCCTGAGTCCCGTGCTTTTTCGATGTCTTATATTTATTAAAGACAAAGCGGTTGGTGCTAGTCTCAAAGTAATTCTTATCCTTAGGCATATCAGCCTTAACCGTCTTAACAACATATAAGTCTTGATAATCCTGGTTACGACGAGGAGGCATATAGGTATACAAGGATAAGATGGTATATGCTAGTAGAGTATTCCACATATCTGCGGTAATTACCTTAGCCTTCAAAATAGGCGCTACTGTCTTAGCAAGTTCTTCACGCTTCTCAAGAACATCCTTCCATGCTAACCAATTAGCCTCCTGCTTCTCATTCTTCTTATTACTCTCTGCTACCTCGCGGTTATTCTTACTTGCCTCCATCATACGCTCATAATAAAAGTTATAGACTGGCTTATATGTGGCAACATCTTTCTTAGATGTCAATACGCTAACAATAGTCTTAAGAATGTTACCTTGTGTCGATTCTGCGTAAGAGTTTATTCTAGCCATGATAACATCTCTCTTCTTAAGGAATCCAAGATTACTATAACTCTTGTTATCATTGAGTTGTTTGAGTGTATTGATGTACTGTAGAGCAGTACTCTCTGCGAGTCCACGGTTCTTTTGTAAATCTTCGTTCAATGTAACCATATACTTAGATACAATCTTACGAGGGGGCATTATACTTACCGGGAAGTTTATTTTTTTGGAAAAAACTACCGCAATAATCCATTTTTACTTTACGGTAAAGTAAAAAAAGACTGTTTATGACTTAAATACCAGTAAAATCTCCGGAGATTTTACTGGTAATATAGGAAAATGGCATTTTTATTTACTAAGAAGTTTAATTTTAAGTAAAAATGTGTCTATTTATTGTCTAACATAGACATATTTGTCATTTTTATCAATATATCATCTGGATTATCTGCTCCTTTTATGATATGTCTCTTAAAAACATCTACTGTCCTCATAAGATTCCAGTATTTAGCATTCAAGATATTCTTATATGCTATTTTAATGTCACCCTCTGCCTCCTTATAATCCTTTTGCATCTCAACAATGCGAACACCAAGAAACTTAAGATGATTCACAAAGTCATCAAATGTCTCAAACTCCATTATACTTTACCGGGATGTTTAATATTCAGTAAGTAACCGCAATCCAGTATCATCGCAACTCAGCATTATCTTACAATCTCTCTCAATATCAAACCCCTTAAAGTAAATATACTCGCCAATAAGACGGCGGTGTGTCTTGTGCTTGTAGAACAACAGTATCTTCTTGATCGCCTCCGCATTCGTCGTTCCAGTAAAATCCACTTGTCTCCACTTGTCACGCAACATATTAGAACATAATAAGACATTAGTTAATCTAGATAGATTATGTAGTACTCTTATGTGTTTCTCTGGTAAATAATTATAAATAGTAGTGTAATCATCAGTAACGCAAAACTCAAAGAAGTTAATACTTAATCCTTCACTCATCTTTTAGTGCTGATATATTAGCCGTCAGCGCATTCAATTTTAGGGGCATTTTTTACGCCAAGTCAATCTTTATATTCCCATCTCCTCATCATCCTCATCATCCTCATCATCCTCATCGTCACTATTGTTATTATTATTTCTAAGAACAACATGGCAAGTTCCAGCCGTCCCATCTCCGTGTTTATTGTAATAAAGAACACCATCTACAAGTTCTGCTGTGAAGGCTGTCCCCCAAGTGCGATTTACACTGTAAAGTTCATTTATGGGTTCAGCGTCATTGTCTAGAGGATAGAATGTGCGTAGAAAGTAACCACCCTCTGGTCCGCCACCGTATGTCTGATAGTATGTTGTCTTGTAAGTACCTCCCTTAGTACAATATGTCCTGAACTTCTTGAGATGATTGACACCACAGAAATCATCCACTCCATTTTCAACATAATACACTTCCTGAGTCTTAGGCATCTTTGTTATATTGATGACATATTAGCCGTCAGCGCTTTCAATTTTAGGGGCAAAAAAATTATCCAGGAAGAGCATTCAAGCGTGTCTCTGCCTTCTCATAAAACTTTTCATCTTTTTCTATTCCTATAGCATTTCTACCAAG